TCAAGCTTCATTCGCGCGCTTCCCATCAGATTTTGTTGGTGACGGCTGGCGCAAAGCCGCGAGGCCAGCACGGACGTCGGTCTCGATCGCGTGGGCGTAGACCATGGTCGATTTGATGTCGGCATGGCCCAGAAGGCGCTGCGCCAGGCGCAGGTTGCCGGTGGCCCGCAGCATCTGCATCCCTGCGTGGTGGCGAGCCGCGTGGATGCCGCGCATCCCCTTGGACGCGCGAAGGCCGGAGCGCGTCATGGCGCGACGAACGGCGATGGCGAGGCCGGCATAGGTCAGGGGTTTGAGGATCACCCTCCCGCCTGGACCTGGCAGCCGATTCTCCCGGAACCAAACAGTCTTCAGCCCGCCGGCTCGCGCGCGGCCAAGACGCGCTGCCATGGCCGCCGCGTCCTCTGGCAGCAGTGGAATGGTGTGATCGTCGTCGCCTTTACGGTCGCGTAGCTTGATCCGCGCCTCATCGAGGCGGTGGACGTCCACGTCGTCCAGGCTGAAGAAAAGCTCGCCGAGACGCACGCCATAGACCGTCGCGAACCGGACCATGTCGTGCCAGTGCGGTCGGATCTCGGCGAGCAGCTGGTCCAAGTCGTCGCCGGCGAATTCCTTGGGCTTGGCCTTTGGTTCGACCATGCGCAGCTGGGACCAGTCGATCTCGGGCAGGGTGGCACCCCAGACCTTGCGGGCGCGGTTCAGGATCGGCCGGACCGCGTCGATCATGTCGCGGTTCACTGTCGATGCGCTGGGCAGGTATTCCTTCGCCCCCTTGGCTTTGGAATGCTTCCGGGTCTGGCCCCGCCGCTTCTCGATCGCGCGGGACATGACGGGGGTGGTGATCTCGCAGATCGGGCGTTGGGGGCCGATCAGGGTGATGGCGCGCTCGATGCGGGATTCAAGTCGGTCGCCGCCCTTCAGGGTGGCCCCGACTTCATCCATCCAGCGCGCAGCGGCCTGGTCCAGGGTCATGCGGCTGGCATCGTCCAGCTCGCCCGAGGCGGCTTGGCGACGAATTCGGCGTTCTATCTCTTCAGCTGCGCGCTTCGTTTCAACGCCCGTCGAGCCGTGAAATCGAGCACCACGGATCTGGAAGTCGTAGTGGAAATAGGGGCTGGCTTTGGGTTTGTAGACCGACATGGGGCGGCACTCTCTGTCAGGTAGGCGCGGATGTCACCTTCGGTATAGCCGCGCGTCTCGCCGCCACCGCGACGCACGGCCCTGATGGCCCCAACTTCGGTGATGGCGTCCAGCGTTTTTGGGTCCATGCCCAGCAGCTGGGCCGCGTCCTTGATGGTCAGTACCGCCCTGTCCGCGAAGGCGGCGAGGATGCGTGCCTCGGTGACGGGGCCGATGGATACCGCGATCATTGTTCGTCCGCCCTTGGCGTGGCAGCTTCCGCGTCATGATCATTCCCGTCGAATTGGTGAACGAGGGTACGGACTGGCCCGCCTGGGCGCAGGCGATCGGGAGTGTCGCAGCCATTGCCGCCGCAATCTGGATTGATCAAGGGTCCGCCCGCCGGCTGAGGCAGGCTGCGGTTGATCGCTCTGAGGCCGACCGTCTCGCGTGGCTTGGAGCGGCCGAGGAGGCGTCGCAGTTGATCGGCCGCGCCATCGAGGCGGCGCGGCCGCAAGGCCATTCGATGCAAGAGCTGTTCACCAGCGACGCGAAGCGGCTGGCGTATAACGCCCAAACGGCGGTCGGTATGTACTACGTCTCGCAGCCACCCACGCCCAGGGTCGGATCGCTGGTTGCAACGGCCAGTTCGTTCGTCACCGAGGCCTGCAACGCTCTTTCTGACTTTCACAGTAACGTCGAGATGGGTTTGGGCATGGCCACCTTGGGCATCCGTGCAGACAAATGCCGAGAGCGACTCGTCTGGTCGCTGGAAGGGATTACGCAGGCTCTCGAAGAATATCGCGCCGGCGAACGGTGATGACGCAAGGCTCCCCATCGGTCTAATCGTGCCCAGAGCAAAGGTATTTGCTCTGGCTCTCCGACCAGCGACGAACGCCGTTCGAGTCCAGCTGACGCTCCGCGGCGACGGCCCGGGTGAATGCTGCCGCCGGTAGGCCTTCGCCGGGTTTATTGGCCCAGCTCGCGCAGGCTAAGGGCCGAGCGGTCGCGCGCTTGCCGAAGGCGCAGGTGCGGATGAAGCGGCCGCCATGGTGCCATGCGTCGGCCTCGGTGGCGGGCTCAAGGACTGAGAACAGGCAGCTGCGGCAGCCGGTCATGGTCAGGCCGCGTGCATCAGGCTTTGGCGGTGGATCGGCCGGTCCAGTGCGGCTCGCAGCAGTGCCGCCTGCAGGGCGTCGCGGCCCTGACCGCGCAGCCATGCGAAACCCATGGATCGGTCAATGCCGCCGTCGATCAGCCGGGTGTGGATCTGCACGCCGCGGTCGCGCAAGCCCGGCGACGGCGCGGCGGGACCTTCCCCCGTCGCCATGCGGCGGCGGGCGTGGATGTCCTCAATTTCTTCCAGCTGGATGGCCTGCCCATGGCGCTGGCGTTCGATGTAACGGGCGAGCCCGGAAAGGTCGGTGAAGACAACCGGCCGCGTCACGGCGTCGATGCGGGGCAGGAAGGCGAAGTCGATGCTTTGTGACATCAGGCGGCTCCAGATCGATTGAGTTCGGGTGGTAAGCTCGGCCGGCACGGCAAGGTCGTGGGCGGCCAGCAGGGCGGCGGATTCGGACCAGGGCGGGCGCATCAGTCGTCGGCCTCGGGCTCGTCGTCGTCTTCAGCGTCGGCGTCCGAGCCATCCGCGGCCTGTTCCGGCTCGGCGACGATCAGCGGCGGGGTCTCGACGCCGGCAGCGGTGTTGACGGCGGTGGCGGTCAGGATGGCCAGGGCGATCTCGCGGTCGCCCGCCGACTGCCACTGGCCGCAGAAGCTGGTGATCTGTTTGCCGTCGGCGTCATGAACGGTGCCCTTGTCGGTCGCGGCCCATGGCAGGCGGCGGTCGAGGCTGGCGGCCAGCTGGGGCACGTCGTCGATGATCGGAGCGGCGGGCGGCACGGCAGCCTTGAACAGCATGGCCTCGGCGTGCACGCGGGACAGGGCGGCCCGGTTGGCAGCGGCCTCCCGGGCCGCGATGTTGGCGTCGATCCGGGCCTGCTGTTCCTCCTCCTGTCGTTCGCGCTCGGCGCGGCGGGCGGCGAGATCGGCCTCGACCTCGGCCGGGAGTTCGAACGGGCCATTGAGCCAGGCGGTGGAGTATCGCCCATCTTCCGGGGCGGGCAGGCCCAGTTCCGCGCGCAGGGCGGCGGCGCGGGCGGCGACCTCGTGATTGAACAGGGTCGTGACCGCTTCGAAGCCGCCGCTCTCGATCACGGTGTTGGCGTTGCCGTCCAGATCGACCGTGGTCGGCAGTTTGAGATAGCCCGCCTGGTTCAGGGCGACCGCGTCGGCGTCGGCGTTCATGGCGATGGCGTCGACCGGGACACGATCCCACCAGCCCGGACCCGCCAGCTTGACCTCGGCCAGGATCAGCCGCGCGCGAGGCGAAAGCTCGCTCTCGATCTGTTCGCGGGCACGGGCCTTGGCCTCGGCGTTGGCGACCAGTTTGCGGGCCTCGGACACCGACAGGCGATCCTTGTCGTCACTGGGCAGGGTCATGCGACGCTGCTGGTCCTCGTTCAGCAGGTCCAGCAGCTGAAGCCGCATCTGGACGTGGCGCTGGGTCATGGAGATGCGGGCGGCGATCTCCTTCGTCGTCAGGCCCACGGCTTCCAGCCCGCGATAGGCGTTCGCCTCCTCGATCGGGTTTAGGGCGCGGCGCTGGAGGTTCTCGGCCAGGGCGGCGAGGCGGATGCCGACGTCATCAGCATGGAGGCGGCGGGCGGGGACGGTCTGCTCGGCCAGCCATTCGCCGCGTTCGATCAACAGACCGAGGGCGCGCCAGCGGCGTTCGCCGCCGACGAGGATCCATTCGTCAATCAGGGGATCCGCGTGCGGGCGAACAATCAGGTTCTGCAGCAAGCCGTTGTCGCGGATGTCGTTCGCGAGAGCCTGAAGGTCGGCGACGGCGTCGTCGCTGGTCCAGTCGCGGCGTGCGTTATCCGGATCGGGCAGGATGTCGGCATGGCGGAGGGAGAGGTTGGCCGGGTCGGACGTGTCGCGGGTCAGCGACGCTCGGCCCTCGGCGACATCGTCAGCGCGCAGGACAGCCTCGGCCTTTTCGGTCAGGGCGAACGGGTCGCGGGTGATCAGGCCGTCCGCGACCAGCAGGCCAAGTGTCTTGTTCATATTGGAGGGGTCGCGGGCCAGGGCCTCGGCTAGGCTGGCGTTGGTGGCCGCAGGCCCTTGCGCCTGAATGGCACGGAAGGTGTCGAGGTTCTTGAAGGCGAGCAGCTTGTCCATCTCGGGTCTTTCGTCAGGCCGCGACGGCGGCGCGGGTGCGGGAAAGGGCGGCCACGAGGGCCGTCGGAGTGTCGGCGCCGCGCCCGGCCGCGAAGGCGAGATAGGTCCGGGGCGCCGAGCGCCAGATCAGGACGCCGGGAAAGGCCGGGCCGCCGGTCGAGGCGTGGCCAACGGTGAAGTCCAGTCCGCCGCCCTGGCGCAGCTGGTGAACCCGGCGGGCGAGCGCCTCCGCGCCGTCGAATTGTTCGGGGGCGGCCGTGTCAGCGATCAGCAAGAGCGGCGAACCGGGTTCGCGGGCGGCCGTCATCAGACGATCTGGAAGGCAAGGCCGGTAGAGCGCGCCTCGGCGACCATGTCGGCCATCTCGGCAGACGACGGGTCCGGCTGCGACCCTGCCACCGACACGTCATAGTCGAGGTGGCGGAGCATGCGTTCGATGAGCCGAACCGAGAGGGTTTCCGTGCCGGGCGTCGGCGCGACGACGGCGATCTGGACGCGCATCAGAGGGACAGGCCCCGGGCCAGGATCAGGCAGGTGACGATCAGCACGACCAGGGTCACGGTCGTGACCATGCCGGTCCGGCCCGGATGCGATGCCGGCGGCGACAGCGGGCCGCCATGGGCGGGCCGAACCTCGGCGAGCGCGGCCGCTTCGCGAAGGCGGGCGGCGTCACCGATGCAGCCGGTGACCGACGGGTCGGCGATCAGAGCGTCGGCGGCCGTGCGGCAGTCGTCGGGCTGAAGCCGGAACACGGTGCCGCCCACGGTCACGACCACGAAGGCGCGCCCTGTTATGTCGCGGCTGGGGTAGCAGAGCGGCCGGTCGAGAGGCAGGGACTCCATGGCCATCAGCAGGGCCGAGACCAGTTCGGCGCGATCTGCCTGCCGATGGGCGGCGATCACGGCGACGGTGTTGCGGCGGACCGCTTCGAGCGCGGCCTGGTCGGCCGGCGTGGCACGTGAGAGGTCGAGACTGTGCGGCTGGACCCGCCGCGGGAAGGGCAGGATCTGGGCGGTGGCGATGGGCGAGGCAGTCATGGGGCGCTCCCGGTGAATGGGCGCGCCCGCGTCGGGCTGAGGTCAGTACAAACGCAACATCATCGACACCGGTTGGGCGGGGGCTGTCAGGACCGGCGGCGATCGCCCGACGCGGGCGACGACGGAGTTTCATCACAAGTGAAACTCCGTCGTCAAGCTAGTTTTTCACCTGACGTGAACCTACGTCCGTTTCTGTCGTATCCACCCTCGACTCTGGTTCACTCCACGGGAATCAGTGGACCGTTAAGTTTTTGCCGGGGGCGCGTATGTCGGATCTGTATGTCGTTCAGCCTTTCAGGCGCAGGAGCGGGAGATTGGAGGCCGACACACCGCTGGCCTGCGAGACGGAGGATGAGGCAGCGAGGCGTGGCAGGGCCATGGCGCACCGCGTGGCGGGCGTTGCCTTCTTCAAAGTCGATGCGTCAGCTTCTGGCGACCAGTGGACGGAGATTGAGCTGCTCTCGATCGTCGGGGAGGTCCCAGAGGATGACGCGGCCTGATCAGCTTTCGGGTTTAGCGTCGCGGTTCTCGAAGCGGAGAGCCCACCGGTCCTCGGCGGCTGAGCGAGGGTCCCGGCACAGTCGAGGCGTAAGCGTACGGCCCCGATCTTCGCACCACTCCGCCAGTGCGATGACCCCGCGCTGGCTTCGAATGGTCACGTCGGCAAGATTCAGGAGCCGCCATCCATCGGCGGCATCCGGGTTGATGCGCGCCAGCTCCTGACGGCTCCACAGGAAGTCCAGCGCAGGCTCGGATGTCCCGTTGCCATAGGGGTCGACTAGGTTGATCTGCATTTCGATCGTGAGGTCCGCGTCCGGGGACCATCGCCGCTCCGCCGCCTTGGCTGCATCCGACCATAGAGAGCCCGTGCCGTCGGTCTCGATTGGGCCCGTCGCAGGTTGCGAGCATGCGGAGACAAGCAGTCCTACAATTGTCACCGTCATCCAGGGCCGGGTTGCCCGCATGTCAGCCGGCCACACGCTTGGGCTGGGCCTGATCAACCTCCGCCGATGCAGGCTGACGGGCGATCTCGGTGACGGCAGCCGTCAACCTGCGGATGGCCATCGCATCATCGGGGTGCATCAGGAGTTCGTGTGGTGCGATGTTCAGCAGGGCTGAGATCTCCTCGACGTTGTCGCGACGGTACGGCTGGAGGCCGTGCCACAGCTTGTGAGCCGTTCCGCGCGGGTAATCGAGCTTTGTGACCAGGTCGAACTGCCTCAGCCCAACGGTGGCGAACCATTCCTGCAGATACCAGTCATGCTTTGCTGGGACAGCCATTTTCGTAGGATGTGAAACTCCGCAAGAGAAGTAGTTACCCGCATCGTGAAAAATGGCGCTTGACGGAAGTTTCACGTCAGGTGAAACAACGGCATGCTCTTCGCCGATTTTCGCCGCGAGCGCGGCCTGACCCTTCAGCAAACCTGCGGCGAACTCGGGCTTTCCGAGAAGTCTGCCGGCTGGCTGTCTGACATCGAAACCGGAAAGCGGGATGCCTCTCCTCTGCTCGCTATTCGCATTGAGCGATGGAGTGACGGCCAGGTCGCCGCGGCAAGCGTCTGTCCGAAGTTGCGTCACGACCCTGCGCCTTCCGCGCCCTCGCCGGACTCCATTGTCTCAGGCGCAGAGCCCGAGGTCGCCCAATGAGCGCTCTCCGCGAGCTGGCCGACGCCATCACCGACGCGAACGCGGTTCGCCTCGGGCCAGAAGAGGCTGTCCGGCTGGATGGGCCGGCGGGTCCAGAGGTCGATGACGTTGCTGGTCATGCCGCATCTGTGGCGCCGTTGAAGGCTGCTGGCGCCGGTGCAAAATCCGGAGATTTGCAATGAGCCGCGCCCTGACGGACGGCGAGATCAAGGCCCTGTTCCGGCAGCTGGTGAGGGCGGCTGGGGGTGTCGAGGCAGCGGCCGTCGAGCTGGGATGCAAACATCAGCGGATCAGCCTTCTGCAATCAGCCGGCGCGTTGGACATGCCGAACCTGCGCCAGATCCTGACCCTCGAGTCCGTGGTCGGCCGCGCGGTGATCACCGGCGCCGCGTCCCGGGCGATTGAAGGCGAGGCCGACGACAGTTTGAAAGACGCGATGGTGGACGCGGTTTCTGCCTCGGCCGAGGCGCTAACGTCGGTCCACGCCATGGACGCCGATGGCTCGCGATCGGAAGCCGAGATCCGTGACGTCCAGGCGCGCACGCAACGCATGCTCCGCGAGGCCCAGGAAGCGGCTGACGCCGCGGCGCGGCTGAAGCCCGGCAAGGTGGGGGCATGAGCCTGAAGCGCACCCCGGTCCGACCGCCGATCGACTATGCCCGCGACCGCGCGCGTTGGGTTCGGTTGATCCATGACACCCATGCCGCGGTGGCGTCCGATGACCCGAAACAGCGCGCGGTCGTCGCAGCGGCCGGCTGTTCGGCGCGCAGTGTCTGGAATCCCCCTGCCCGGTATCCTGACGGCCTGCTGGCACTGTCGTTCGCCCACCTCGTCTATGCCTGGGGTCGCCAATCCGACCCGGCTCTGAGGGCCGCAACCCGCGATGTTCTGATGCAGGCCGCGGGCCTCGCCGACCAGGTCATCGAGCGCGCCACGATGACCGTGGGGGTCGACCTGTCATCCAAGCCGGATCGGGTGGGCGAGTTCGCCGTGCGCCTGCCCTACCGGGACAACTGAGATGAGCGTGCGGACCGAGCGCGATCAGGTGACGGGCAGCGGTCGCGGCCTGCTTCACGCCGACGACGAGATGAAAGCGCGCGTCGCCCGGTGGCGGCGCCAGCGCATGAACTGGGCGGCCATCGCCCGGAACCTGGGCCGATCGGAGCCGGATGTCCGGCGCGCGTTCGCGGAGAGCTGCAGTGAAGCCTAGTCGCTCAGATCTACTGGCCCTTGGTCGCCAGTCGGAGAACAAGCCTGTTGGTGAACGACTCTCTGCTGAAGACGATCTCCTGCCCTGTCAGATCACGGCGGATCCTCTGGCAAGCCCAGATAACGGCATCCCCTGCCGCCGCCATTTCGTTCTGAAGTCGGTAATACTCGAGCGCGCGCTTTCGCTTGACCTCTGCGGAGAGAGGACCGGTTGGTGCGGGGGTGTGCAACTTGCGACCTTGGCTAACCAGTGCCGAAAACTGCCGATCGAACCGCCAGAAAGCTTCACGCAGCCTCGGCTGGGGCCAGTCCGCGAGCGAGATGGCAAGCAGGCTTTTGAAGGTCGACAAGTTGTCTTCCGCCATCGGAAGCAGGACTTTCGCGCTGGGCGCCTCAACCGCCGGTTCGCTGGCGAAGTGCACGACCGCTTCATTGGTCACTTCTTCGATCCATTCGATGAACCCGATCGCCTTGGCGATTTCGCGATGCTTCGCGGTGCGCGCTTGGTGGCGAACCGTCCAGTAGGTCAGCCCCAGGGCGACGACGGTGCCGATCCCCTGAACCCAGGCCGCGACCCCTTGGCTGTCATTGATCCACGCCAGGACACAGCCCGCCGTTCCGCACAACTCTGGCAGCGCCATTCGGACACTCTCCCCCGAACCATCAGACGATTTTCTCGTCACGGCGTCCAGCACCGGCCCTTCACCTCAGCAAAAGGAAACCAACCATGAGACCCATCACCGACGTCCTGCGCGACATGCGCAAGGGCCGCATCGTCGACGACGCCACCGAGGCCCTGACCGAAGTGGTCAAGGCGGTCGACGCCACCGACAAGGCCGGCTCGATCACGATCAAGCTGACCATCAAACCGTCGAAGGACGGCGGGCTGGAGAAGACGCTGACGGCGTCAATCTCGACCTCGGTCCCGCGCAAGGATCTGCCTGACGCGGTGTTCTTCTCGAACGTCGATGGGGGTCTGGTTCGGGACGATCCGGACCAGCGCCCGCTGTTCGGCGAGGCCGAGCCCTCGGGCCGGCCGCGCGCCGTCGGCGACTGATCAAGACCTGAACGCCCGTCCAGCGGCGCGCGGGCGTTATCCCAGCCGCATCTGAAACCCGAAAAGGAGACCTGTCATGGACAGGACGAATGCTGACGCTGTGGCCGAACTGGCCCGCACCGGGGTGGTGACGCCCCAGACCCTTGTGACCGCCGGAGGTCGTGAGTTCCTGATCCTGCCGTCGCCCGAGGGGAGCGCGACACAGATCGAGGTGACGCCGAAGGGCGCGCAACTGGACGCCGACCTGAAATGGATCGATCAGGAGGTGGTCGTGCAGACGACCGACAGCCTGGTCGAGTACGTCAAGCGCTTCGCCGGCAAGGACACCAGCCTGTTCGCCGACATCATGGCCAACCGCATCGTCGCGGTGCTGGACTATCACGGCGACGCCGCCGCCCGCGCCGATCACCTCGCGGTCCTCGACCTGCCCTATTCGGTCGAGTGGAAGACCTGGACGGAGATCGACGGCAAGCTGATGGGCCAGCTGGAGTTCGCCCGGTTTCTGGAAGAGAACGCCGCCGACATCGCGGCGCCGGCCGCCGCCGATCTGCTGGAGACCTGCCGCGACCTGCAGGCCAACCGCAAGGTCGACTTCAAGAAGGCTGTGCGCACGAACTCGGACAACGAAAACTTCGAGTTCGAGGACACGACGACGGCCACGACCCGCAAGGGCGGCATCGAAATTCCGACCCGGTTCGAACTGAAGATCCCGATCTATTTCGGCGGGCTGACCTACACCGTCGGGGCTTTCCTGCGGTGGCGGCTGGAGGAGGGCGAAGGCCTGAAACTGGGCATCAAGCTGCACAACCGCGAACACATCCGTCAGGCCGTATTCAAGGAAGTGGTGGCGACCGCCGCCGACCAGATCGACCGCCCCGCCTATTACGGCAAGATCTGAGAGAGAGGCCCCGGCGGGTAACCGCTGGGGCCAATTCCCATGAACGCCGCCTCTGAACTTTTCGACCGTGCCCGTGAGGCCGTATCCGTCAGCGACGTCGCCGGTGGCAAGTACGGCCGCGTCGGTCACCGGCTGCGCGGCCCCTGCCCGGTCTGCAAGGCGGGCGAGGGCAAGCTGAAGGACGGGCCGTTCTGGATCGACGACGGGATCGGCCGCTGGGGCTGTTTCGCCGGCCAGGGCGACTGCGAGCGCGGGGGAGATGCGATCCGGCTGGAACAGCTGTTGCGCGGCGGGACACCGCGCGAGATCGCCGAGCGGTTCGCCGGGTCGGGCTATGTCGCGCCCCGGCGCGCGGAGATCGTGCACAAGGCCGGGCCGGCCCGGGCGCGGACGCCGGATGACGAGGACGCGAGGAAGGCTGAGAGCGCCGCGCGTCTGTGGAAGGAGAGCCGGCCGGTGTCGCCCGGGTCGCTGGTCGATCGATATCTGACCGCGCGGGGCCTCGGCGAGGCGGTGCGGGCGGTGATGCGCGCCGAGCTGCGGTATCACCCGGAGGCCTTCTATGGCGTTCTGCCCGACGGTGTGACGCCCCGGTTCGGCAGGGTCATGGACCTTTCGGGCGGTCGGCGCGGGCTCCTGCTGCCGGCCATGGTCGCCGCGGCGCGGACGCCGGAAGGGCGGACCGGCGGCGTTCATCAGACCTTCCTGAAGGCGGACGGCACCGGCAAGGCACGGGTCAAGCGGGCCAAGTCGATGCTGGGGCCCCAGACCCGCCATGGCCGCCCCGGCGGGGCCTGGCTGTCGCCCGGCGGGGGCGAATGGCAGGGCCGGCCGCTGATCGTCGGCGAGGGTATCGAGACCACGGGGTCAGCGGCCGAGATCCAGTATCGGATGACAGGCATCGTCCCGCGCATGGCGGCGGCCCTGTCTCTGCGGGCGCTGTCCGGCGGATGGGCCAGCGATGAGCGCGGCCGATACGATGTCGATGCGCCGGCGGCCGATATGGGTTCGCCTTGTTTCACCTGGCCGGTTGCCGGCGAGGTCTGGATCGCGGTCGATCGCGATATGAGCCCGGTCACGGTGCCTGTTCGGGGGGGCGGGGGTGGCAAACGCAAGCGGACCCTGAACGCCGATGACCGGGCGCGGGTGTGCGGGGCGCTGGCCACCCAGCACTGGACCGCGGCGGGCGCGAACCCGGTTCGCGTGATCGCGCCGCCTGCCGGCATGGACTTCAACGACATGCTGCTCAGTGGCGCTACCGCTCGTGACGCGGTCTCTCGCTGCTTGAGCGCCGATACACAGGGGGCTGCCGGATGAGCGCGGACGGATTTGGGTTTGCCGGCCTCGGTGATCTGGGTGGCCTGCCGGCGGCACCGTCGCCGCAGGAGCTGATGTGGTTCGAACTGAACGACCTAGGCAACGCCAAGCGGTTGATCCGCCTGGCCGGCGGTGTGTTCGGTGACGATGACGAGGTGCTGCTGAGCGGCGCGCGGCTGCTTTATCTGCGCGATCACGGCTGGATCGCTTTCGACGGGCGGCGCTGGAATCTGGCCCACGGGCAGGCGATGGCGCGCAAGCTGGCGCACAAGGTGGCAGAAGGCCTGTTCGGGCAGGCCAAGGCGCTGGACGACCATCTGGCCGGGAAGAAGGGGCGCGAGGCCCCGGCGGACGATGCGCCAGCTCCGGTCGAGGCGTCGGCGACCAGTGAGGCCGAGCGGCGCGAGGCGGCGCTGGATGCGGCCAGGTCCACCTCGGCGACCAAGGCGAAGAAGGAGCGGACACCGCCGCAGGTGGCCGAGTTCTATGAGTTCAGCCGGGCCAGCGGGAACGCGGGCCGGACGGCGGCGATGCTGGCGCAGGCGGAATCCTATCTGCTGGTCGAGCTGGAGGCGTTCGACCCGGATCCTCTGGTCCTGAATGTTCGGAACGGGACGCTGCGTTGGGTCAACTCCGGTCAGGGGCGCAAGCCGGACTGGACGCTGCGTTTCATGCCCGCCCACGACCCGGCGGACCGGATCACCCGATTGATGGAGGTCGATTACTACCCCGAGGCCAAGGCTCCGAAGTGGGACGGGTCGCTGGTCAAATGGCAGCCCACCGAGCCAATGCGCGAGTTCCTGCGCCGGATCATGGGCTATTCGGTCACGGGCGACACGTCGGAACAGGCCTTCTTCATCCACCAGGGTCTGGGCGGTGACGGCAAGTCGACCATGATCGGGGCGGTGCGGCGGATCGTCGGCGATTACGCCGTAACCTCGGATGTGAAGACCTTCCTCGACACCGGCCAGCGATCGGGGTCGGACGCGTCATCGGACGTGGCGCGGCTGGCCGGCGAGACCCGGATGGTCTGTACGGCCGAACCGCCCCGCGGCGCGAAGCTGAACGAGGCCATGATCAAGTCCTTCACCGGAGGCGCGCCCCTCGCCGCTCGACGCCTGAGGCAGGACCAGTTCGAGTTCATGCCCAAGGGCAAGGTCCAGATGGAGTGCAACACCCGGCCGGTGATCAAGGGCGATGACGAAGGCATCTGGCGACGGGTGTTTATCGTCCTGTGGGAGGTGCGGGTCGCCAAGGTCGATCGCATTAAGGACTTCGACAAGATCCTGGCGCGCGAGGAAGGGCCCGGCATCCTGAACTGGTTGCTGGACGGCGTCGGCGACTGGTTGCGGGTCGGGCTGGATCCGCCCAAGCGGGTAAGCGAGGCGCTGATCGACTATCGCAAGGGGTCCAGCCCGTTTGGGGAATGGCTGGCCGAACGTGTGGTGATCGAGCCACAGATCGAGACGCTGGCCAGCGAGTTCTACGACGACTTCAAGGCCTGGATGTCCAAGGCGGACCCGGACGCCAAGGTGATGACGCAGCGCGCGTTCGGCACAGCGCTGGGTGAGCGGCAGATCCTGAGGTCAAAGCTGGACGGCCTGGGCCGGGTGATGCGCAAGGGCGCGCGTCTGAAGACCCCGGCCGAGCTGGAGGAAGATCGCCGGGCACTGGCTCGCGACAGCGAGGATGAGCGAGGCGAACCGGGTTCGGGCGCGAGCGCCGGCGGCCCGTCAGGGGGCGGCCTGTCCGGCCATTTCCCGGCCGACGATGAGAGCCCGTTCGATCGATGATCCGGCAGACAGTTACAGACAGTCCAGACCTTCGGGCGGTGGGGAAACAGGGGGCGACCGGTCGCAGGCCGCCCGGCCAGACAATCGCGACTGTCTGTCCGCCTGTGTCTGTCTGGCGACAACCTGTTGAAATCATTGGATCAACAGACAGTCCAGACAGTCCAGACAATCAGCCGGTGTTGAGCGGATAGCGGGCGGGCGTGCGCCCGTGCGGGGCGTGATGGATGCGGGCGGGTCTGTTCGTCTGGGTCCGTCTGGCGAGGTGAGTGCGGTGCGTTTTCAGGTGTGACCCTTCGGGTTTGGATGTTGGATATGGCTCAAGCCAAAATAAGGATCGAAGATCAAAACAGCCTTCAGGCTGAACCCTTTGAGGAAGGCCCGCCGGCGGCCGGGCTGGATCTGGGGCCGTTCCGCAGGGCCCTGGCGCTGGTGGCGTCGGGCCTGACACTGGCCGAGGGGCAGGCGCGGCTGGATCGTGAGGGTGGGCGGCTGAGGGCGGACCGGCGTCGTCGCCGGCTGGAGCGTCACCGGGCCGTGGCGCTGAGGGACGGCGAAGATGAGCCGGACTGGTCGGCGGCGGAGCTGGCCACCCTGGCCGAGGCGGACGTGGTCGAGGCGATGGCCGCGCGGATCCAGTCGGTGAAGGGCAAGCCGGCGACCGCCGCGCGCTCACAGGCCGCGCGGATGCGGATGACGGTGACCCGGGACCGGGCCGGCCGGGCGTCGTCGCTGCGCGATGACCTTCGGCTGACCCAGACGATCGCACTGGACGCCGTGCGAGAGGGCGTGGCCGCCGATCAGGTTCTGGACATCCGGCGCGGACAGGTGACCCGGCGGCTGAAGACGAGGGATGGTCTGGTGATGCTGCACGAAAGCGGGGCGTTGACGACGCATCAGCTGGCGGTCGGGTTGCGGTATCGGGCCTGGTACGAGCTGGCGCAGGCCTCGCTGAAGTCCTGCCTTGAGGTCTCGGACCGGGAGCATCGGCAGTCGACCCTCTGGACCCAGTACCGGGCCGCCTCGCGTCGGGCGGCGGTGGCGAACCGGGTTCGCGCGATGGAGGCTGCAGTCTCGACCCGGCTGCACCCGGACGCCTTGCTGGCCCTGCGTCTGATTGCAGGCGAGGCGCGGACGGTGAACAGCATCTCCACAGCGGCGCGTCGTCGGGTTCGGCTGGCAGAGGGTCTGGCGCTGGCCCTCACAGTCGTTTCGGACAACCTGCCGGAGGCCCGTTGACAGAGCGGGGCAACTAACGGCATCAAAGGACCACATCGCGAACTGCGCCAGAAGCCCGCCCCGGTCCCCGGAGGCGGGCTTCGTGTATCCGGAGGGGCGCATGGGCAAGTTGACGCGGCCGGCGTCCAGGATGTCCGTACCCCCCCGCTTGACCGGCTTCGCATCTGAGGCTGCCGGGCGATCCCCGACACGGTTGGCAAGCGGTCCGTGGAAGGCCTGGTACAAGACGAAACGCTGGCGAGACCTGAAGCAGGAGGTCCATGTCCGCGACGCCTATACCTGCCAGCGGTCGGGCGTGATCTGTTCAGGCCACTACCCTGCGCATGACAGCCCTGTTGCCAACCACAAGCAGCCGCACCGGGGCAACGCCAAGCTGTTCTGGGACCCGGACAACATCGAGACAGTCTCGAAGGCTATCCACGACAGTCTCATCCAGACCGAAGAACAGATCAGCCGCCACACCATCGGCGTCTGGGACTGATCGGGAGGGGGGGGCGAAAGTCTGGGCCCTCTCTCTCTCCGGGACCGGCCTCCCTCTCATTCGGAGATTTTTTCCGATGGCCGATGAAAACGAGGGGCTGGTTGATCTGTGGGGCGATCCCTGGACCCCGGAGCCCGATCCGCGGGGCCGCAAGCGGCACAAGCGTTTGACGCAAGTAGCTGAACAGGTTGCGGTTTTGCGGGCTTCGGGCCTGACGGTCGAGCAGATCGCGTCGCGGCTGGTGCTAAGCGAACCCACGCTGCGGAAGTATTATTTTCGGGAGCTGGACGGGGGGGCCGCGATGGCGAACGCCGTACTGGCCGAGGCGATGTGGAAGAAGGCCAAGGCGGGCAACGTCGGGGCGGCTCGGTTCATCCGCGAGACGTTTGGAAAAGGCGAGGCCAAGGCAGCCGAGACCAGGGTCAAGAGCCGCGAACCGCGCTCGCCTGAGCCGGGCCTGAAAGTTCAGAGGGCCGAGGCGGCGCGCGCGGTCGGTGGCAGGTTCGCGACTCCTGCAGGCCCGCGGCTGGCGATCGACAACGACGCATGAGTTGGTCAACGGCCTGCACCGACTGGGAGGAGCGGGTTGTTGACGGTCGATCGTTGATCCCGTCCCCCCTGTTCGAGGACGAGGCCACAGACGCGCTGGCGGTCTTCAAGTCCCTGAAGATCGTCGATGCTCCGCCCGTTTGGGATGCCGGGCTGGGTGCCCTTCGACCGCCGACCTTCGGCGAGGCCTGTGAGGAGTGGGTCTTCAACTTCGTCGCAGCGATCTTCGGGGCCTATGACGCCGCCGCAGGCCGACGGCTCATCAACGAGTTCTTCCTGCTGATCAGCAAGAAGAACTCCAAGTCCACGATCGCGGCCGGGATCATGGTCACGGCGCTGATCCGGAACTGGCGGCACTCGGCCGAACTGCTGATCCTGGCGCCTACGCTCGAGGTCGCGAACAACGCCTTCGAACCGGCCCGGGGCATGGTCAAGGCGGATCCCGACCTTGAACAACTTCTGCACATTCAGGACCACACGCGGACGATCACCCACCGGGTTACCGACGCGAAGCTGAAGGTCGTCGCGGCGGACACGGACACGGTCTCGGGCAAAAAGGCGGGCTTCATCTTCGTCGATGAACTCTGGGTCTTCGGTAAGCGCCCCAAGGCGGACGCCATGCTGCGCGAGGCGACCGGCGGGATGGTTTCGCGGCCCGAGGGCTTCGTGATCTGGGCCTCGACCCAGTCGGATGAAGAACCGGCGGGCGTCTTCAAGGCCAAGTTGACCTACTTCCGAAACGTGCGGGACGGGGTCGTGGTCGATACCCGTTCTCTGCCGGTGATTTATGAGTTCCCCGCGGCCATGATCGAGGCAAAGGCCTACCTGGACCCGGCGAACTTCTACATCACAAATCCCAACATCGGCCGCTCGGTCGATCTGGAATGGCTTGTCCAGGAACTGCGAAAGGTCATCAACGCCACGGGCGGTGAGCTGCAGGTCTTTCTGGCGAAGCATCTGAACATCGAGATCGGCTTGCGGCTGGCGAACGATCGCTGGCGCGGTGCCGACTATTGGGAGGCCGCGGCCGAGGCAGGCCTGACGCTTGAGGCCCTGTTGGCGCGGTCGGAAGTCGTCACAGTCGGCATCGACGGCGGCGGGCTGGATGACCTGTTCGCTATTGCGATCCTCGGGCGCGAACGGGAGACGCGCCGCTGGCTTCTGTGGGTCCACGCCTGGGCCCATGATGACGTCCTGACGCTGCGCCAGGAGATCGCGCCGCGACTGCGGGACTTCCAGACGGCCGGGGATCTGACGCTGTGCGCCGACCCCATGCTGCCGGTGATCGAAGCGGCCGAGATCACCAAGCGCGTCAAGGCTTCCGGGCTGATTCCGGAAAAGGAAGGCGTCGGCCTCGACCCTGCAGGCGTCGCTGAGCTGGTCGAGGAACTGGTGGCGCGGGGTATCGAGGATGGCCAGTACGTCGCCATCCGACAGGGCTACGCCCTGGCCCCGGCGTCGTGGGGCAGCGAGCTGAAACTGAAGAACAAGACCCTGGTCCATGGCGGGCAGCCTCTGATGACGTGGTGCGCCGGCAACGCCAAGGTCGAGGTCAGAGGCGGCGCGGTAATCGTGACCAAACAGTCGGCCGGCCGCGCCAAGATCGACCCGCTGGTCGCGGCGTTCAACGCCATGATGCTGATGAGCCGAAACCCGGCTGCCCAAGGTGCCTCCGTCTACGAGCGGCGCGGCATTCGGATGGTTTGAGGAGCGCGCATGAAACTTCGCGACCTCCGCTTCTGGGACCGCCCGGCGACGACATCGGCGAACCCGGTTCGCGCCGTGCATGCAGAGAGCGCGGGCTTCCTGTCGCTGGATGACCCCCGCATCCGCGACTTTGTGCGGTCGGGGCTGGAGAGCCTTTCGGGGCAGGTGGTGACGGTCGAAGCTGCGCTTCGCAATCCGGCGATGTTCCGGGCCTGTAGCCTAATTTCCTATGCGATCGGCATGCTGCCGTTTCACCTCCACGACGAGGAGACCAAGACGAAGGCGACGGATCATCCGTTGTATCGTCTGCTGCATCGCGAGCCGAACAACTGGCAGACGGCCTTCGACTTTCGGACCCTGATGCAGCTGCGTGCCCTGGTCCACGGCGATGCCTATGCGTTGATCGTGCGGTCGCGCCAGATCCGAACCGGTCGCGAAGAGATCGTCCGGCTGATTCCGCTGCATAGCGAGAAGATGCAGGCGGTCCAGCAGGACGACTGGTCGATAACCTACCGGTATCAGCCAACCAAGGGGGCGCAGGTTATCTATCGCGCCGACCAGATCTTCCATCTGCGCGGCATTTCGCTGAACGGCGTCAACGGACTGTCCATGGTCAAACAGGCCCGTGACGCGCTCGGCCTGGCCCTGTCCGCAGAACTCGCGGCCGGGCGGCTCTACAAAAATGGATCGTTCATCGACGGCTATCTGAAGGCCACCGGGGGGCTGAGTGACGTCGCGTTCTCGCGCCTCCAGGAAAGCTGGAACGACCGCTACACCGGCGCTGAGAACGCAGGGAAGACGCCGTTGCTGGAGGAAGGCACCGAGTACGTGTCGGTCGGCTCGACGGCTCGCGACGCTCAGTTGGCTGAGTTGCGCAAGATGCAGGTCGAGGAGGTCGCCCGTTTCACCGGCGTGCCCCGCCCCCTGCTGATGGTCGACGAAACCAGCTGGGGTTCAGGCATCCAGGCGCTGGGTCAGTTCTTCGTCCAGTACGCGCTCGGGCCATGGTTCGAGGCCTGGCAGCAGGCTGTCGAGCGATCTCTTCTGAGTGGCACCGACAAGGACCGCTACGCCGCCAAGTTCAATCCGGCCGGCCTGCTGCGCGGCTCCATCAAGGACCAGTCCGACTTCTTCGGCAAAGCGCTGGGAGGCCCTGGCGCGCGGGGGTGGATGACGCCCAACGAGGTGCGTCGTCTTAACGACCTGCCGGATGATCCCGATGCGGCCAGCAACACAATCAGCCAGGGCACCCCGCCCAAGCCCGCCAACGACGACAAGCCTGGAGGCGAAGATGCGCCGACCGACCCCTAGAGTTTTCGCCAAAGCTCGTCCCGGTGCCATGCCGGTCCCGGCGCGACAGGACGTGTCGGCTTTTACCAAGCCGTCCGTTCTGGAGAAGTGGTCGGAAGACGCCTCTGGCGTGCGCGCACTGGAGCGCGGCGACAACGTCATCACCATGTTCGACATCATCGGCGAGGACTATTGGAGCGGCGGTGGGATCACCGCGAAGAAGGTCGCGTCCCAGCTACGCGCCATCGGCGACCGCCCGGTCGAGGTCCAGATCAACTCGCCGGGTGGCGACATGTTCGAGGGCATCGCCATCTACAACGTGCTGCGCGAGCATCCGCAGGCGATCACAGTCAAGATCATGGGGATGGCGGCTTCAGCGGCTTCGATCATCGCCATGGCCGGCGATACCGTTGAAATCGGCGCGGCGTCGTTCTTGATGATCCATAACTGCTGGGTCCTGGCGATCGGCAATCGTCACGACATGAAGGAGATGTCTGACTGGCTGGCACCCTTCGATCAGGCCATGGCTGATCTCTATGCTGCGCGGGCGGGTCAGGATCAGGCCTCGGTCGTCAAATGGATGGACGCCGAGACCTTCATGTCCGGCTCCACAGCCATCGAGCGCGGATTCGCGGACGCCCTGTTGGCCGCCGACAAGCTAACGGTCGACGAGTCGGCCAAGGCAGAGGACCGCAAGGTCAATGACCTGCGCGCGATGGAGCTGCAGCTGGTGTCTGCGGGTCTGACCCGAACGCAGGCGCGCGAGCGCATCAACAAGATCAAGGGCACGCCTGGCGCTGCTCTGGATGCCGACACCACGCCCGGCGCTGGTGACACCGACCTGATCGGCCCTTTGGCTGATCTGCTGGCCACCATCCGCGCCTAGAGCGCTTCATTCGCGCCCGAGGGCGCAGGGAGACCCATCATGAATACCAACCGCGCCCGCCTGCTGGCGGGATCCTCGGCCGTGGCCGCTGCCATGGCCCTGACCTCGGCCACGCAGGCTGAACCGCCGCGCGCCTACACGAGCCCCGTCCGGGCCGATGTGTCCGACCCGAAGGCGATGATCGCCGAAGTCCAGAAGGCGTTCGCCACCTTTCGCGAGGAGAACGACAAGGTTCTGGCAGGCAAGGCTGACGGCGAGATCGTCGCCAAGGTCGCTGCTCTCGACGGCGTCATCGACGGCTTCCAGAAGACGATCGACGATCTCAACGCCAAGATCGCCGCAGGAGCCGCCAACGGCGGCAAGGCACCCCGCGACCCGGAATACACCGATCAGTTCCAGGCCTATTTCAAGGCCGGGGCACTGACGGACAAACTGGAGAGCGTGCGCGCCGCCGCGACCAAGACGGACGGCGAGGGCGGTTACCTCGCTCCGATCGAGTGGGACCGCACGATCTCCGGCCGACTGAAGCAGATCTCGCCGATGCGTCAGCACGCGACGGTCCAGGCGATCAGTGGCGCGGGCTTCAAGAAGGTCTTTTCTGACCGGAATGTCGGCTCCGGCTGGGTCGGAGAGACGGCCGCCCGTCCCGCCACCACGACGCCTGCTCTGTCCTCGCTCGACTTCCCGCTGGGTGAAATCTACGCCAACCCCGGTGCCTCGCAGGGACTGATCGACGACGCCGAGGTCGACATCGAGGCCTGGCTCGCCGGCGAAGTGGAGACCGAGTTCGATCGGCAAGAAGGGATCGCCTTCCTTTCCGGCGACGGGGTCAACAAGCCCCACGGCATCCTGACCTATGTGACCGGCGCTGCTCAGGCGGCTCGGCACCCGTGGGGCGCGATCGGTGTCGTCAACTCCGGCGCTGCCGCAGCCCTGACCGGTGACGGTATTCTCTCACTGGTCGGCGAACTTCAGTCGGAATACGCGGCCAACGCCAAGTTCTTCATGAACCGCGCCACCACCACGGCTGCACGCAAACTGAAGGACGGGCAGGGCAACTACCTGTGGCAGCCGAGCTTCGCGCTTGGCCAGCCTGCAACGCTGAATGGCGAAGCCGTGGTCGATTTGCCCGCGATGCCGGGCGTGGCCGCCGGCAACATCGCCCTGCTGTATGGCGACATGGCCGAGACCTACATCATCGTCGACCGCATCGGCATCCGGGTCCTTCGCGATCCGTACACGAACAAGCCTTTCGTCCACTTCTACACCACCAAGCGTGTCGGTGGCGGGGTCAAGAACCCCGACGCCATGAAGGCCCAGCAGATCGCGGCCTGACGCAAAAGACCGGGCCGGGTGATCCCCGGCCCGGTTTCCCCCTCGTATCGGCGCGGACTGAGCCCGTCGGGGCACGCCATAGATTTCAATCAAGGAGACCACGATGACCAAGGCCACGGACACACAATCCGCGGGCGAAACGCCCGCGAACATTCCCCCTGCGACAGGGTTCAACCCATCGGGCGCACCGGAGCAAACCGTCTCCGACGTCGATCCCTCCAACCCGTCGGTCGACGCCGATCCGCGGGCGAACACTTCGGTCGCCCAGAACAAGATCGACTTCAACGATCCGGGCCTTTCGGACTCGGAAGCGGTCACCCAGGCGCTCGGCATGAAGTCGGTCGCTGACAGCAAGGCCGACTGACCATGGCCGTCGTGGTCGTCACGCCGCGCACAGATGAGGTGATCCCGCTGGGGATCGTGAAAGCCTATCTGCGCGTGGAGCATGACGACCACGACCCCCTGATCCAGATGCACATCAATGCCGCCGTCGCGTGGCTGGACGGACCGACAGGTCTGCTGGGGCTGTCGCTGGGACCGCAGAGATTGCGGATCGAAAAGCCCGGCTTCAGCGGGCTGCACGGGCTGGAGCTGCCGCAGGGTCCGGTGACCGAGATCGACAGCATTTCGTGGTTGGACGGTCTGGGCGAGACCCAGATGGTTGATGAAGGCCTGTATGAGCTGGTCGCGAACCGGGTTCGCCTGGTGCAGGGCGCAGCCTGGCCCGCTGTGGGCTTTGGGCGGGTTACGATCGAGTATCAGGCCGGCTACGGCGCCAACGATCTGCCGCCTCCCATCAGCGCGGCGATCCTGATGCAGGTGAAGATCCAGTACGACCCGGGCGACGAGAAGTCGCTGATGGCGCTGGAGCGGGCGCGTGACGCGCTGCTTTCCCCTTTCAGACTGCGGAGGGTGTGATGAAGGTTCGGTTCACCGAGAACTATGATTACACGCCCTCCGCCGATCCGCGGATCAGCATCGCTTTCCTGTCCGATGGCGGCCCACGAAAAGACGGGACCTACGTCGTGCGACGGGAATGCGGTGAAGCCGCGATCGCCGCCGGCAGGGCTGAAGACCTGACTTTCAACGGAGCCGATCCAGACGCGTTCGATCACGATCGCGACGGGGAGCCGGGCGGTGCCAAGGTCTCGGCAGATGCCGAGGCCTAGCGACGCCTCGGCCCTGCGCGACAAGGTGCTGTTCGAGCGGCGTGCGCTGGTCGATGACGGCGCGGGGAACGAGGACGGGCCGTGGACGCCGCTGGGGATCGAGCGTACCTGCGCTCTGGCCCCGACGCGGGGCGGGGAAACCGTCATCGCCGGACGCCTGAGCGGCACGGCGATGTGGGACTGCTGGGTTCGCGACGACAGCGGCACCCGGACGATCCGGACCGGCGACCGGGCGGTGGACGCGCGGGATGCGAACCGGGTCTGGAATGTCCGCTTTTCCGAGGACATGGACGGCACGCGCGAATGGCGGCTGATTCAGCTGGAGGCCGGCGTTGCCACCGGGTGATGAGTATGCGCGCGGCGTCGCGCGACTGGCCCGGCGCTTCGCGGCGATGACGCCGGCGGTCAAACTGGCCACAGGCGCCCGGGTGAAGGCCGAAGCCGAGGCGATGGCCGAGCAGATGCGCCGGATCGCGCCGCGCGACGACCGTCCGGACAACGGTCAACAGGTGCGAGACCGGATCCGGGTCGAGAAGGGCCGCATCGAGGAGATCTCGGCCGTCGTCATCTCGGACGCGAAGGACGCCAAGGGTCGCTCGAAAGCGGTCCGCGTCGAGCTGGGCCACATGGCACCGGACGGGACCAAGGTCGAACCGAGCCCGTCCTTCTACCCGGTCGTGCGCGCCAGCCGGCGGGGCGTGAAACGCCGCATCGCGGCCGACATGCGTAAGGCCATCAAGCGGGAGGCAGGCCTGTGATCGATGCCCAGGAGGCGCTGCAGACGGCGATCGTGTCGGCGGTCAAGGCCTCGGCGGCCATGGGCGCGCTGATCGGCGACAGGATCTATGACAAGGTTCCGACACGCGCGGCCGTGCTGTTTCCGTATGTCGCATTCCGCGGCATGGACTCGGTCGATGCCTCCGACGCCTGTCACGACGGCGTTGAGGTGTTCGTGGACCTGGACGGCTGGTCCCGCGAGGTCGGCACGATCGAGGCCAAGCGCATCGCCGCAGCGCTGGCCCTGTTGCTGGACGCCCCGCTGACGGTGACCGGGTTCGAGGTCATCACCCATGAAGTCACCCGCTGCCGCACGCTGAAGGAAGAGGGTGACCTTCACCGTCGCGCCGATGTGCAGCTGCGCTACGTCCTGGCACCCACCGCCTGACCCTATCCCGCCCCGCGCGGTCCACCGGCCCCTGATCGGGGCCTTTTCTTGTGAGAGAGGGCCCTGACCATGGCCGCAGTCGACGTCATCAATGGCGAAAAAATCCTGATCCAGATCGGTGACGGTGCTGATCCCGAGGTGTTTGCCCATCCCTGTCTGATCAACACGGAACGGGGGATCCAGTTTTCCTCGAGCGTCACTTCCGAAGTCGTGCCGGATTGCGCGACCCCGGGCGACCCGGCCTGGACCTCGACCGAGGTCGACGGCCTGAGCGCGACCATCTCGGGTGCCGGCATGCTGGACGTGGCGTCCGTCGAGGAATTCTTCGACTGGTACACCTCGGGCCTGAACAAGAACGTCAAGGTCAAGATCGACAAGGTCGGCGGCCGGACCTTCACCGGGGCGTTCAAGCTGACCGAGTTCGGCCTGACGGGCACGCGCAAGTCCAAGGCGACCTGTTCGGTCACCCTGGTGTCGGACGGCGCTGTCGCTGACACGGCCAACACCTGATGAGCCGATCGGCTCGTTTCAGCGGTGTTTTCGGCGACGGAAAGCACGACTTCCTGCTGACCATCGGCGGGCTGGAGGAGCTGCAGGAGAAGTGCGACGCGGGGCCGGAGGAGATCTGGTCCCGCGTTCTCGCCGGCGGCTGGCGGGTTGCGGATCTGCGCGAGCCGATCCGGATCGGCCTGATCGGCGGCGGCATGGAACCGATCAAGGCGCTGGTCATGGTCGAGCGCTATGCCGGCGCGGGCGCTCTCTCGGAACTCAAGCCCCTTGTGGCCAACATCATCGGCGCGGCGCTGGTCGGCGCTGTCGATGAGGACGGTCCGCCGGGAAAGCCGAAGCGGCGGAGCCGGAAGGCCTCCCCCGCCGCAAGCTGAGGTTCGCCAGCTTCTATGAAATCGGCGGGGCCCTGGGCCTGTCGCCGTCCGACGTCGCGGCCACATCGGTCTGGCGGCTGATGGCCGCCTATCGCGGCTATCGCCGGGCCAATGGGCTGGAAGACAAGCCCGCGTCGCCGACCGAGGCCGAGTTCGACGAAGCCGTGAGGAGGTCATTCGATGACAACCGAGATTGAGCGGCTGCTGGTGCGCGTCGAGGCCAATGCGGCCCAGTTCGAGGCCCAGATGAAGAAGGTCAACCGGGCCCTGTACGGCTCGGCGGCCGAGACCCGGAAGACGCTGAACCAGATCAAGCGCGACTGGGACAAGGCCGGCCGCAACATGGCCCAGTCGCTCGCGCCGGTGCAGCTGGCCGCCTCGGTGGCGCTGGGGGCGATCGTCGCCTTTTCCTACAACGCGGCCAAGCGGGCCGAGGCGGTGGACGGCGCGTTCGAACAGACGTTCCGCGACATGCCGGCCGAGGCGAAGAAGGCCGTGGCCGCGATCTCGGAGGAGTTCGGCCGGCTGGAAACCGATGTGAAGGACAACTTCACCCAGCTGCGCAGCGTGCTGACCGCCCTGGGCGTCGATGCCGAACAGTCGCTGCAGATCGTCGATCAACTAAACCGCCGCTCGCTCGATATCGCAGCCTTCCGCGACGTGTCCGATGCGGATGCGTTCCGGGCCGTGATTTCGGGCATCACGGGCGAGACCGAGCCGCTGAAGCGCTTTGGTATCGTGGTCAATGAGACGGCCACGAAGGCCGAGCTGCTGCGGTTGGGCTTCAAGGGCAACGCCAGTCAGGCGAGCGAGGCGGCCAAGTCGATCGCGCGGGCCAATATCATCCTGCGCCAATCGGCCGAGATGCACGGACAGGTCGCGCGGGAATCCGAGACCCTGGCGGAACAGGAAAAGCGCACGCGCGCCGAGTTCACCAAAGCGGCCGAGGATTTCGGGCAGAAATTCCTGCCCATTGCCGCCGATGTTTTGAAGTGGGCCACCGACGCCCTTCAGGCCTTCACGAACCTTCCGCAAGGCACACAGGCGGCCGCTGTGGGTCTGTTGGCGCTGGTGGCCGCCTCAGGTCCCATCGCGGCGGTGATTAACGGGCTTCGCGCCGTTATCGGCGCAGCAATAGCCGCCAAGGCGGCGCTTGCGGGCATCGCCGGTGCGGGAGTGGCCGGTCGTGGCGCGGCCGCCCTCGGTGCGGGTGCAGGTGTCGCCGCCGGAGGCGCGGCGGCGCTCGGAACGGGCCTGCTGGTCGGCACGGCCGGGTTCGCCCCCGCGCCTCCGCGCGACGATGCGCCGGTTGAGGAACGCCTGGCGTTCGCGCGGCGACACCAGTCCGGCGCGACCGGATACATCCGCCGCCTGGAGGCCGAGAAGGCCCGCAAGGACGCCCTGCGTTCCGGGCTTAACGACATTGGCAACGGCACGCCCGGGGAACAGGCAGATCGTGCCGCGCAGGCGGCGCTGGCGGGACTCGGAGACTTCGGGCTGTCGGGTGGGCAGACATCGGCCGTCGGCGGGGGATCTGGCGGCCGTTCCGGGCGGGGATCGGTCGACCGCACGCCGGAGCTGCGCGCGGCGCTGGAACTGGAACTGGCTATCGCCCAGGCCCGGGCCAGCGGCAACGAAGCCGCGATCCGGGCCGCCGAGGAACGCGAGGAACTGGTGCGCCTGACGCAACAGTATGAGGCGGCCGGCTATGCCAACGCGACTGTCGCAGCGACCGAACATCTGGCCCTGATCAACCAGGCCACTATGCTGGCCGAGGAACGGGAGAAGGCCGAGGCGTCCGTCGAGTTGATCCTTGAAGGTCGGATGCGTCAGCTGGAGCGCGACGCCGACTATCAGCAGCAGATCCACGACGCCCTGATGGACCAGCTGGACATGCAGTCGGCGCTGGCGCGGATCTCGGGCGACGAAGGGGCGCTGCGCGATGTCGAGCGCCGGGTGTGGCTGGAGGAGCGGACCAACGAGATCCTGAGGCTGCGTCTGGCCTATACCGAGGCCGAGGCACGGGCGCGGGCCCAGAGCGAGATGACCGCGCTGGATGACGCGGACGCCAAGGGCCGGTTCAAATCCTTCATCGTCGAGGCCGGCACGGATTTCGGCGGAATGGTCGAGGCGGCCGGCGACCGGTTCAAGCGCAAGGCGCTGGAAGGTCTGGCGGACAGTCTTTGGAAAATCGTCGGGCAGGCGTTCGCCGGCGGCCAAGGCAGCAACGGCGGCGGGATCAGTTCGGTTCTGGCGGGACTGTTCGGCTTTCGGGCCAATGGCGGGCCGGTGTCGGCCGGACGCCCCTATATCGTTGGCGAGAAGCGGGCCGAGGTGTTCGTTCCCCAAACGAACGGCACCATCATCCCGAGCGTCGGCGCGGCCGTGGCCGGAATGGGTGGATCCGCGCGCCGCCCTGTCGTTCAGGTGTTTCAGGTCAACGCCCAGGGGGCCGTGCTGGCCGACAGCCTGATGTCCGAAATGCGGGCCGCAGGGGCCCGGTCGGCAGCGCAGGCGGGCGTCCAGGCTTTTGGCGCGGCCCGGTCTCAGGTGCCGGCCGATCTGGCGCAGAAACAGGCCTATCGCCGATGAGTGTACTCCTGCCGGCACTTCCCCGGGCCACAACCTATTCCATGCGGCTGATCTCGGCCGCCAACACCCTGACCCCGGCGTTCGGTGGCGCGGTGCAGCGGCTGGCGCGAAAGGGATCCCGGTTCGCGCTGGACATCACGGTGCCCGCCCTGAAGCAGGCCGGATGCGGAATGTCCCTGATCACCGACCTGACGCTGGGTGAGGTCGAGACCATCGTCGCGGCGATTCCTGAGGGGCGCGCGGCGGCTGACTATGGCGCGCCTCTTGTCGTGGGGGCCGGTCACGCGGGCACGTCATTGCCGATCGACGGCCTGCTGGCGGACGTTGTGGTGCCCAAGGGCAAGTTTCTGTCCATCATCATGGCGGGTCGGCGCTACGTCCATCTGGTGACGGCCGAGGCCACGGCGTCCGCAGGCGGGGAGGCGACCCTTGCGATCTGGCCGATGCTGCGCCGCCCGCCGGCCGACAATGACGTGGTCGAACTGGCCACGCCGATGATCGAAGGCTTCATCGAACCCGGGCAGGGCTGGTCGATCAGTCGACTGGATGCCGTTGGGGTAAGCTTCACGATTGAAGAGCGGGCCTGATGGATTCCGGTCTGGTCACGGCCCTGCAGGGCGTCGCGCCGGTCAAATGCAGCCTGGTGCGGATCGGGCTGGCGGGCGGGAATGTCTGTCTGACCGATGGCGGGTTCGCGGTATTCGACGCTGGCGACGGCCCTGAACTTTATGAGAGCGAGCATCCGACCATCGGGGTGCTGTCGTCGATCGGGTCGATCGCGGACGGGGCCGAGGCGACCACAACGCGGATCGATCTGGTGATCCTGCCGCGCGATGACGCGGCGGCGGCGGCCCTGGGCTCGCCGCTGGCGCAGGGCGCGCGGGTCCAGTGGTGGGAAGGCGTGATCGATCCGGGGTCCGGCGGTCTGGCGGGCGTGCCGCTGCTGAAGTTCGACGGCGAGATCGACAAGCCGGTTTTTTCGGTCGGCGGCAGCTGGGCGCTGACCCTGCAGTGCGGCACCCAGGCGGAACGCCAGCTGGAACCGAACGCCGACTGGCGGCTGAACCATGCGTTTCACAGCCGGGTCTGGCCCGGCGAGGGAGGGCTGATCCATGTCACGAACCTTCCGCAGAAACTGTACTGGCGGCAATCCAGCCCGAACGGCGCGTGGGTGACCCGTTGAAGGGGGTTCACCCGCTGATCCGCCGCCAGCAGGCGGTGGAAGCGACCATGGCGCGGTTCGTCGCCCGGCCGCTGGCCTATGGGCGCGATGACTGCGCCCGGATGGTGGTGTTCTGCTTGAAGCGGCAAGGGCTGAAGGTCGGGCTGCTGACCTCGGGGCGTTATGCGTCGGCACTGGGTGCGGCCAAGGCCCTGAGGCGAACCGGGTTCGCCACCTTGCCGGACGCGGTCGACGGTCTGGGCCTGCCCCGGATCGCGCCCGCGCGGGTTCTGGCGGGTGACGTGCTGAGCCTGCCGGCCGAAGCGTTCGGCGGCGCGCTGATGATCGCGGTCGGGAACGGACGGGCTTTCGGCTATTTCGACGGCCTGTTTCAGGTCGGGGAACCCCACCTGATCGATGCGGCGTGGAGGTCCATCTAGATGGCCGATCCGATCACCGCCGCGATCAGTGCCGTCGTCACCTATGTGGGCAGCGCCACGGCCGCAGCCGCCGCCGGCACCGCGACCCTGGCCCAGACGGCGACCGTCATCGCCGTGAACGCGGCGGCCTCTCTGGCCCTGACAACGGCCACCGCCCTGCTGGCCCCGAAGGTGGCGGAGGTTGGCAACCCGACGGACTGGACCGCCAATCCGGACGGCCCGATTCCGTTCGCCGCGGGACGCGTCGGCGTGGCCGGATCGATCGTCGACCGGGTCATCTTCGGGCCCGACAACATGTATCAGGGCTTCGTCACCGTGCTGTCCGGGGCCGGGCCGATCACCGGCTTTTCCAGCTTCACCGGCGACGATCAGTCCGTGACGTTCGACGGGAGCGGCAAGGCCGTGTCGTCGCAATGGTCCGGCGAAATGTGGATGAAGACCAGCGTCGGGGCCCAGCCGGCCGCGACGCTGACCAGTCCGACCGGCCTGAAGAACAACGCGGCCATGCCGGGGCTGGGGCCCCTGTCGGGCAAGGCCGCCTATCTGATGATCCTGGGGGAGAACTCCAAGCGCACCGCCTATCCGACCGGCGAGCCCAAGCCGCTGTGGGTGATCGAGGGCCTGAAGCTGTGGGATCCGCGTCTGGACGACACCTTTCCGGGCGGCGAGGGCGATTGCCGCCTGAATGACCCGGACACCTGGGTCTATGACGACAATCCGATCTTGTGGGCCCTGAAATGGGCGCTGGGCCTGTGGGAGGGCCCGACCGGCAAGGGTGCGCCGCAGGTTGATTATCAGGTCGGCGGCATCGGGGCCAAGGTCGAGGGCATCGATGTCGCGGCCTTCGTGGCGGCCGCCAATGTGGCGGATGCCAACGGCTGGACCTGCGCGGCCTATCCGACCACGGATGACGACAAGGCGCAGGTCCTGGACGGCTTCCTGCAGGCCGGTGGCGCGATCTATTCCCAGTCGGCCGGGCGCATCAGCTGCATCCAGCGCGCGGCCCCGCGGACCTCGATCGTCACGATCAGCGCGACCGATACGGCCGGTCCGGTCGAGTTCGACACGGCGGCCAGCCGGATCAACCGGGTGAACACGCTGCGGCCCCGGTACTGGTCCGCCGGCAACCGCTGGCAGATGACCGCGATCGATGAGGTCACGGCCGAGACGTATCAAACGGAAGACGGCGGCAAGCGGACCCGGGGCGTGGATTTCCCGTTCGTGCCGGACGCGGTCCAGTGCGGCCAACTGGCGGCGCTGCAGATCGCCCACACGCGCGAGGGAATCACCGGCACCATTCCGCTGAAGCCGCACCTGCAGCGCATCCGGCCGGGCGATGCCTTCACGATTACCGAGGCAGGGTTCGTTCTGGATGGGCTGAAATGCCTGTGTCTGAACACGGACTATGATCCCGCGACCGGGGTCCACCGCGTCACCTTCGTGTCGGACACCGACACGAAATATCCCTTCGCCCTGGGCCAGTCGCCGACGGCCCCGGCAAGCCCGACCCTGACGCCGGTCGATCCGACCTTCGTCGAGCCGCCGGGATCGGGTGACTGGGAAGTGGTGGTGCGGCCTGGCGGGATCCCGGGGTTCGATCTTGAGGGGCTGGTCAACAATGCCACCGCCGCGCGGGTGCTGGTCGATATCGGCTATAGCGCCGACGGTCCGTGGTCGCCGATGTACGACGGCCCGCCGACCACGGAACGGGTCGAGCTGATCGTCCAGCCGGAAAGCACGTTCTGGGTCGCGGTCAGCTATTTCAACGCGGCGGGAAATCAGTCGGCGCGGATGGTCTATGGGCCGTTCCAGTCCGGGGCTCTGATCGCCAATGACACGGTGAATCTGGGCGGCCGGCCGGTGTCGGAACTGTTCCCGCCGGGGATCGATCTGGGGCAGATCGCGGGGGATCAGGAGGCGCAGGCGGAGATCCTGATCCGCGAGATCGCGGAGCGGTGGAACCGGGTCACGACGGAGAAGCGCGCGGCGATCACGCGCGAGGAGCGGATTGAGGCGGAGCTGATCTTCACGCGTGAGACGCTGGAACTGGCCGACGCCAATGCCTTCGCCCTGATCGAGGACGTCAGCACGGCGTCGATCACGCGCGATCAGGCCCAGACGGAAACCCGGAACCTGCAGGTCAGTGCGCTGGGCGACAGTATTGCCGCCGTGGATATGACGGTCGGGACGCTAGCCACCGCCCTGTCGGCCGAGACCTCGCAGCGCACCGCGGCGATCAGTTCGGTTGAGGGTAATCTGGCGTCGGTGACGTCGAGCGTGAACACTCTCGCCACCAATCTGGCCGCCGAGACCGACACCCGGAATACCCAGTACAGCGCCACCCAGTCGACACTGGCCGCCTATGACAGCCGGATCACCACGGCGGCCAATCAGGGCACGGCCAACGCCACGGCGATCAGCGGACTGGGGGTGCAGGTCGGCAACGTCGAGGGGTCGGTCTCGACGATCCAGTCGGCACAGATCGACATCAACGGCCGGCTGAGCCTGCTTTACGGGTTCGCGCTGAACGCCAACGGCCGGGTCTCGGGCATGTACGCCGCCGATGACGGCCAGGTCTCGACGATCGATTTCGAGTTCGATTTTTTCCGCATCTGGTCCGGCTCGACCAGCGTGCCGGCGTTCGCGGTGACGGACGGGCAGGTCTATATCGCCGGCAACCGGGTCGCGACCGAAAGCATGGTCGCCAATGCGGTAACCAAGGGCGCGTTCGCCTTCTCGGGCAGCGAGGTCAGCGTCGGGGTCAACGTCTGGACCCCCATCGTGTCGGCGGCCATGACGACCGGGGGCGGGGACGTCCGGATCGACTTCGGGGCCCGGATCGACGCGGTCAACACGAACGGGCCGAACGGCCAGGTCTTCGTGCGCTTCCTGCGCGACGGGGTGTCGATGGCCCAGTTCCAGCTGTTTGAACTGCTGGGGGCCACGACGGCCTTCATCGAGGGTAGTTCCGGGCCCGAGGCCGGCGGCTATGTCGTGCTGAACACGGTGCTGTCATCCTACGTCCACCCCTTTACCGTCGACCCCGCAGTGGCACCGGGCGGGCACACCTGGACCGCCGAAATCTTTTCCACCGTCGGCGCGACCGTGGGTCAGGTCGCCCTGATCACCCTGCTGGAAACCAAGCGATGAAACTGTGGTTCGCGGTCATCAACCCGTCTGGCGAGATCCTGCGCGCCGGCTGCTGCGAGGCCGAGGACGCCCCGCTGCAGGGGGACCTGGTCCTGACCTTCCTGGAAGACCCGAAGATGACGGGTTCGACCCATCGCTTCGATTTCGCCAGCGAAGCCTTTGTGCCCCTTGAGGAGCCCGCCTGATGACCACGCTGAACGAACTCGCGGCCATCCTGCAGGCGACGCTGGGCCGGATCGACAATGTCATCATCCTGGAGGTCGCGCCGACCGTGGACCTGGGACTGGTGGGTGCCGTGGCCGTCGACCTGGTCGGGCGGCGCTGGTACGGGCCCAAGACGGATGACGAGGTCGATCCGTGGGGCACCGGGTTCAGCCTGGTGGGCCAGAGCGTGTTCGAGGTCTGGCAGAGCCTGCCGGGCAATGAGGCGGGTACGGAAGCCGACTTCATCACCTTCATCGGCAACGCCCAGATCGCGACGGTCCAGCCCCTGCTGGACGCCGCAGAGGCCGCGCGGGATGCCGCCGCCGGATCGGCAACCTCGGCCGACGCCGACGCCACGGCCACGGCCGCAGACCGGGTGGCCACCGGTGCCGATGCCGTGGCCACCGCCGCCGATCGCGTCCAGACGGGTCTGGATCGCACCGCGACCGGCGAGGATGTCACGGCCACAGCGGGCGACCGGGTCCAGACCGGTCTGGATCGGGTGGCCACCGACGCCGACGCCGCCGCGACCGCCGCCGATCGCGTCCAGACCGGGCTGGATCGTGCGGCGACCGATGCCGACGCCACGGCCACGGCGGCCGACAGGGTCCAGACCGCTGCGGATCGGGTGGCCACCGGCGCGGATGCCACGGCCACGGCCGCCGACCGGGTCCAGACCGGTCTGGATCGCACGGCCGCCGCATCGTCCGCCAGTGACGCCGAGGCGGCCCAGCTGGCGGCGGAGACGGCCCGGGATGAGGCGCAGGCCATCGCCGGCGGCGACTTCCAGCCCAGCGACCCGACCCTGACCGCACTGGCGGGCCTGAACGCGACCGCCGGACTGGTGGAACAGACGGCCGCCGACACCTTCGTCAAGCGCGCGATCGGGGCCGCCGCCGACACCGACATTCTGGACAAGGGATCGGCCGTCGCCCTGTTCCGCACCCAGACGCAGGTGGACGACGCCGTCGCCGTCGCGGTCGACGCCCTGATCGCCGGTGCGCTGGGAGGCGATCCCGACTTTGCCGCCACCGTCACTGCCGCGATTGCGGGCAAGGTTCCGCAGGCGACCTATGACGCGTTCGTGGCGGCCACGGAGGCCGCCCAGACCGCCGCCGCCGGACGGCTGGACGTGCTGGAAGCCGCGCCCCAGCCGGTCGTGACGGTGAACGGGCAGGGCCCGGACGGGACGGGGAATCTCGAACTGGACATTGCGGCTGCGGGCGGGGTGTCGGCGGCCGATGGTCTGGCCATGCTGCTGGCCATCGCGCAGCTGCGGGGCGGGTCTCAGTTCCAGACGCCGCGCGGATGGGTCGACGACTTCAGCGATACCGACGGGATCGACGCGGCGAACTCGGTCGACGAGGTCTATGACGCGACGAACGACTGGTACGCCGCAAACTTTACGCCGGGATCGCCGGAGGTCCCCCCCGGCAATGCTGTGCCGGACATGACCTCGAACACCGCACCGACTGGAGTGGTTTCGTCCTCCAACGGCTCGTCTCTAGAGTGGAGGGCTTTCGATCGAGACCAAGCGACCGTGTTTAGCCTCGCCATTCCTGGTTGGCTGCGATACGACTTCGGCTTCCCTGTCCAGCTGACGCAATACTCAGCATTTTGTTCAGCGAACGCTTTTGCGACGGCATGGACGTTTGAGGGCACAAACGACAACGGTCTTACATGGGATGTTCTGGATACGGTGACGGGTTATGCCTGGCCGAATAGTGGTGACTCTAAACAGACCTTCGACCTTGACTCGCCTCCTGCGTATTCCTGTTACAGATGGTTTGTTTCATCATCACAGAATAATCCCAACATTAAAGAGGTGGAGTTTATTGGCACGGGTGCCCCTGCTGGTCCTGACACCTACATACCCATGGACCTGCGCTCGCTGCCGGTCACCCGCCTGACCCAGCCCGAGAAGGCCTATGTCTTCGTCATTGCGCGCAAGGACGCGGCCGGTGTGCCGGTGCCGGGGACGGATCTCGATCTTCTCGTCAGCCGCGTCGCCAGTCCGGCAGGCGAGGGTGACTGGGCCGCCGCGACCCTGACCGCGACCGGGATTTCGGCGGGGAACTTCACCCTGTTCGACAGCGTCGGGGCGGTGGACCTGTCCGGCCTTTCGGCCGGGACGGCGGAGCGGCTGCGCCTGCTGACCGATGACAACGCCCGCTATTACGCGACCGCGTGGGGCATGATTACGGAAGGAGCCGCCTGATGCGCCGCGTGACCGGAGACGTCGTCGATCATGCCACGACGCTGGACCAGCACCACGCGGCGTTCAAGGCCGCCGTGCGCGCCCGCCGCTGGGCGGGGCACCAGACGGTGACGTTCAACGGGGTGGTGTTCGCGTCGGACGATACCGCCACCCTGAGGTTGACCGCCGCGATCACGGTGCGGCAGACGGCGCAGGCGCTGGGCCTCGAAGCCACGGACGCCACGGCGGGCTGGGAGGCGCTGGACGGCACCTATGTGCAGATGACCCTCAACGATCTGCGCCAGCTGCTGCTGACCGGCGGGGCCAAGATCCAGGCGTGCTTTGATCGCCAGACGGCCCTGATCGGCGAAGGGGCCGGCGCGGAAACGGCCGCAGCGTTCGCCGCCATCGACATCAACACCGGCTGGCCCGACTGACGCCATGAGCCGGTTCACCGAGGCCGAGGTCGAGCTGTACGATGACGGAATCCTGTTGGTCACGCCTCTGGCCTATGAGCTGCTGTTCCTCGGCTCCGGCCTGATCGTTTGGGCACCGGCCGGGTTCTGGTCGGACGGGATCAGCCTGCGCGGGCCCGCGTGGTTCAAACGCCTGCTGCTGCAGATCATGCCGGTGGAGAAAATGAAGCGCCCGGCCGTGGTCCACGATCTGACTCGCAAGGACCGCCGCTGGCGCAAACTTCAGAGCGACTATGCCTTCTGGGAGGCGATGGGCGTCGAGGGCGTCCCCGCGTTCTGGCGCACGGTGGCCACTCTCGCTGTCCTGCTGAACTTCTCCCGCCACTGACCGACCGATTGGAGCGCCCATGACCGCAACCGATGAAATCATGACGCCTGTCTCCACATCGGAAGCCGCCTCGCTCGCCAATGCCCACGCGATGCGACAGGTCGCGGACTCTCTGCGGGTGCTGTCCGACGTCGTGTCGGCTCAGGGCAAGGCGCAGGCGGAACATTCGGCCGCCAGCACCCGGGCGATGGAACGCCTGACCGACAAGGTGGACGGCATGGGAACGCGCCTGACGCGGCTGGAGGAGGCCAAGCACGGCCGCGAGATTGAACGACTGGAATCGGGGCTCTCCGAACTGTCCAAGAAAGTCGACCAGCTGGAGGGCGTCCGGGACAAAGCCACCGGGGCCATGGGCGCGACCGGCTGGGTCGCCAAATACGCGCCGTGGATCCTGACCGTCGCCGTCGCCCTGGCCGCCGGGCTCGGCATTGATCAGGTGGCAAAATGACCGACAAGGAAACAACCAGCGCCATGGCCAGCGTGGCGGCCGCCGTGACCGGGCCCGACACGCCCGAGAGCGCGGCGATCGTGGCCAAGCCGAATGACTGGGCCGTGCGGATGCTGGCCCTGTCGGGGCCAGCCCTGTCGACCATGGTGGCGTGGGTCATCGCCATCATCGGCGGGTCGGGGATCGGGATCTTCGGCCTGACCCTGTGGAAGCCGACCCTGTGGCCCGAGGCCGTGGCGGAACGGCGGATCGAGGCGCTGGCCGCCATCGCCCTGGCCCTGTGCGCCATCCTGGCCGTCGTGGTGTTCCGGCTGGCCTCCGGCGGACTGAAGCGGATCGAGGCCAAGGCCGGGCCGGCGTCCATGTCGGTCACGACCGGGGACTGAGGCGAACCGGGTTCGTCTCGACTCACAGGCCGGACTGCACGTATGAGGCGCGGCGGAGGCGCCGTTGTCCGATATCGCTGAACCCGACCCTGGCTATATCCCGATTCAGCCTGTCCCGCTGGACGGTGGCTTCAGGCTAAGGCTAATCGCCGTCCCCCCGCCGCCCGCGCCCGATCGCGTTCAGACGCTGGTCTCTATGGGTGGCGTCGGGAGGTACGGAGTTGAAGTCAGGATGCTCGGAACCGGCATATCGGTCGGTTTTCGCGAGGGTGGCCGGACTCTTTCTGCCAGCGTTAGCCAAGGCCTGGACAGGCTTTACCAAGACGCGGCGACCGACTTGGCGGACCCCTTCGTCCCCGGCTTGGCACTGGTGTTTGACGTGCAGATGACGGATCGCGACGGTTGGCGGTTCGTCGACCTTTTCATTCAGGGTGAAAGGGTCAGCAGTATCAACCTGCCCATTCATCCGCCGGGTGAAACTCTGCAAGGGGCGATTACCCTCGGTCGCAGCAGCGATGGACTGTTTGGGGTGTCGCGGATGCTGACACACCAGATCCTGCTGTCGCAAACCGTCCTCGGTGATGATGAGATCCGCTCGGCGTTCGAGGAGGAACTCAAGAAGCCGATCATCAATCCACGTCGGTGGGTGTGATGACCGACAACATCATTCCTTTCCCAGACCTCAAGTACGACTTCCCGGAAGGAGCACTCGTGACCGAACCGGCAAACTCGGGTGGCAGCGGCCCGCCCTCCACATCCGATCGCTTGGCGCGTCTCGAGGGCTGGTCAGGGCAGGTCAACCTGCGTCTCCAGTCTATGGACGGCAAAATGGATCGCATGGACGGCAAGATCGATCGGATATTGGAAATGCAGGGCGGCCTGCCCACCAAGACAGACATGCGTGGATATCTGCTCACTGGCCTCGGGATCGTGATCGCATCGATCGCGCTGTTCATTGCGGGCATGGACTGGCTCGACTCCCGCCGGTCTCCACCTCCTGCCGCAGTCGCAGCTGCGCCTATTCAGCCGATCATCATCCAGGTGCCCGCCGCGAAGTGATCGTTGTTGGACATCTTCAGCGACCAGACCGGGATCCAGTGGCAGGCTGTGTCGGATCATTCAGTCAGGCAGCGCCTGATCGGCCCTGCGGCCGGTAACTAGCCGATGCGCCATGACATGACGGTCGCCGCGATCGTCGCAGCCGTGACGACGATCAGCAGGGCCGCCAGCACCCATTCCGGAACGTCGCGCCGCTTCATCGCGCAAGACTGATACCGACGCACGCCGTTCGCAAAGCGCCTTGGCGGCCCGGACGTGGCTTTCTCCAGCGGGCCGTCCGGGCCGCCTGTCGTCTCACACGCCCCCGAGAGCGACGGCTATACCGTGAGCCGCCGCCCCTGAACTGCTGCTGAACCCGCAGTGCACCCCGCCTTCACATCGGCGGCGGTCATCGCGCGATCCCACGCCGGCGCACGCCGTGCGCCATCCCGACACCCCCACATCCATAGGAGACGAACATGCCCTACTCGCTAGGCGAGCGATCGCGCGCGCGCCTGAAAGGCGTTCACCCGGACCTGATCAAGGTGGTCGAGCGCGCGATCCAGATCACCGATCAGGACTTTACCGTGCTGGAAGGGGTGCGAACCAAGGCCCGCCAGCGCGAGCTGTATGCCCAGGGCCGGACCAAGCCGGGTCAGGTCGTGACCTGGACCCTGAACAGTCGGCACATCCCCAAGGCGGACGGTTACGGCCACGCCGTGGACCTGGCCCCTTGGCCGATTGACTGGGAGGGCCCGACGCGGTTCCCGAAGTTCGACGCGATCGCCAAGGCCATGCTGGTCGCGGCCGAGGACTTGAACATTCCGATCCGCTGGGGTGCGGACTGGGACGGCGACGGCAAGCCGCGCGAGCGCGGCGAGAGCGACAGCCCGCATTTCGAGCTGGCCCGATGAAGGTGTCCATGCCGCGCCTGCCCGGGCCGCTGACGCCGCTGGGCTGGCTGATCGCAGGCGTGGCCGTCCTGATCGCCGTCGGCATGCTGGCGGCGGCGTGGGACCGGTTGTGGGCCTGGCTGCCGTGGTCGACGGAGCGCCAGCTGGATGGTCAGACCCAGCGCGCCGACACGGCCGAGGATCAGGCCCTGGCCAGCGGCCTGCAGGCCGAGGGCGAGTCCGACCAGGTCCGGCGGATCGACACCTATGCCCACCAGATCATCACCATCCAGACGGCCACCGCGCAGGGCGCGGCCGAGGCCCGGAGCGCCCCCGATGCCGACACGCTGCTTGACCCTGATCGCGCTGATCGCCTGCGCCGCCATGACGGTGAGCTGTGCCGGATCTCGCCCACCCTCGCCGGCTGCGGCCCCGCGGCTGACCCTGCCGGCGGCGGCGGCGCGGCCGTGCGAGATCCACCGCATGCCTGAAGCCCCGACGCTGGCCGATCTCGAGGCCGGCTACATGGTCCGGGGCGGCCAGATCGCGAACTGTGACGGCGCGCGCCAGCTGGCGGTCGACACGCTGACGGCCGAGCGGGCGTTGGCCGACCGGCAGGCTGAGGCGCGAGCCGAGGCGGCCCGGCCGTGGTGGCAGAGGTTGTTGCCGTACTAGGCGACACGAGCGATCAGTGAAGACAGCTCCGGTGCATCAATGTCTACGTGGTCGCCAGTACAATCAGGCCAGTAGATTCGGACCTCTGCCTCGCTAGCAAAGGCAATACTTTTGTGAAACGCGCTGGGGGAGCCGAAACCCTTGCGGGGGTCAAAGACCCGGGATGCGTATTCGATCTTCGCAATTTCGAAGCGCGCGCCGAGACGACCGCTGGCCGCGTTGGTTGCGATCTCTGCAAAACTGGTCATATCGCTCACCTCAAAGACTGCTGTCTTCCCGGGGAACGCTGCTGAGAAGCCGATCTGACAGAAGCAGAGCGCTGCTCCTGGGAGCGCGGCCACCATCGAAGTGTTTCCAACCTGGACGAAGGCGGGGCCGTCTCCTGATATTTTGATCCCCATCCGTTCAAGAATGGGGTCGCCGCGAGCGTCCTCATAAATCGCTTGATCGATCGTATTCTGTACTGCGGAGTCGAGCGCGTCTCCCTGCGGCCCTTCCATCCGGCGAAAGTAATCGAGACTATTGATCCGGAGCTTACCTTCCGCAAAATCCAGCGCCCAGCGAGGGTCTAGGTATCTGTACGCGATCATTCGAGCCGCTCGAACCGATGCGCCCGCACGGCCGCCATCACCTCGGCCGGGTCATTGGCCGGGTCCATCCAGACGCCGAAATCCTCGGGCTCAGGGATGACCGGCGCGCGGTCGTGATAGTCGGCCAGCATGTCGGCCGAGGAGCCCGTCAGGATCGTGAAGCTGGTGACGTCGCCCGCATCGGTCGTGGTGCATTTGTCCCAGATGCCGGCGAACCAGATGATGCCGCCGTCGGCGCGGCGGAAGGTGTGCTTCGTCTTTGAACCCTTCTCGCCGGTCCATTCGTACCAGGCGCTGGCCGGCACGAGACAGCGCCGGCGGGCGAAGGCCCCCTTGAACGTGGAGGCCGTGGCCACGCCTTCGCACCGGGCGTTGAAGGTGGTCATCTTCCAGCCGTCGTTCGCCCCCTTGGCCGTGTCTTTCAGCGGCTTTCCGCTGCGCCAGAAGGGGACGAGACCCCAGCGGCCCTTCTCGACGATCCAGCCGCCATCTTCCATGCGCGCGAAGATCTGCTGGGTGGTCGGCCGCACGTCGTCGTTCGGCTCAAGGTTCAGCGGCGGGGTCTTCACCTCGCCCCAGTTCGACAGCTGGCCATGGATGTCCGCCCAGGTCAGGCGGGAGGTGTCGAAGCGGCCGCACATCAGTGGCGGGTGATCAGCTTTTGCACGACCGGATCCATGAGCGACGCGATGACCTCAAGATCAAAGGCGTTCTCGGCCAACTCGCGTTGGGCCAGCACGCGCGGCTGGTTCGGCCGCTGGGTGGTCAGGCGGTAATGCTGGCTGCGGACGTTGCCGAGGGGCGATACCTCTTCCACCAAGGTCAGCCTGACCCCGGCTTCTACCTTCAGCTCGGTTTTCCTGATCACCATGGGCGCAAATCATCACACCGCCGGGCGAGAGTCGAATCCGCCGGCCGGAACCGGACATCGGCCCGACCATTGAGGAATCGGAGCCGGCCGTGGAGCGGTGGCCCGGCAATATGCGCCGCTCTGAGTAACCGCGTAGAAAGGCCCCTGCCGCACCCGCGGCGGGGGCCTTTTTTCTATTTCCGGTCCAGCCTCGGACCGTTGTGGCGTTCCTGCCGGATGATGATCGCCCGGCCCATGTGTTTGGGCTCCAGCGGCCAGCCGGACCCCTGGGCCTGCTGTTCCCCGCAGGTGTCGCACCGCGAGCCGGCCGGGCTCACTCAGCCGGCAGCGCGCTCAATGCTTTCCGTCAGCCTGACAACAGCCTTGGCCAACTGTTCGCGCACGATCGGACGCGCCCCCTCGACGTAGGCATCCGTGATCGTCCCGCCCTCGGCCGGGGCCTCACCGCACTCAGGGGGCTGCTCCAGGCGGGCATAGGCATAGTCGCGGCTATGCGCGTGAGACTCCCGGCCCCAGTCTTCGATCGTCTGGTTGGTCCAGGTGGCTTCGCGCGCCTCGATCATCGCCTCAACCTCGGCGACCCGCTCCCGTTCGGTCCCCACGGTCGCGATCACCAGATCCCCATCCCAGAGTGAGTGAAGGTTGCGAGCGCGGCCGCCCTCGAACGTGGTGATCGTGACCTCGTTGGCTCCGCGGTCGTCGTTCTGGCCGACGTGGAGCGGCTGGTGCATGTCCTGCAGGAAGTGGGCGAGGTGCTGGAGCGCCAGCAGTCGGCTCATATCGGAGGCCAAAGGATCGCCCAAGACGCTTTCGGCATACCGCACGGCCTCTGTGACGCATTTCCCGTCCGGGCAGAAGCTCCCAGTCGGGGCCGCCTCACAGATTGGCGCGCTGACGTAATGCAGCGGGGACATGTAGGCGAAACTGGCCATCCGCTCCCCGCGCACACAGTCCGCCCAGACCGAGGCATCGGCGAGCGAGCGGGTCGGGCAGCGGTCGGCACCCTCCTGACCGGGTGCAACCGCGATCAGCCGGTCGACCATCGCTTGGGCCTTGGGCGACAGGCGCTCATAGGTCAGATCGCCGATCAGGCGGTGGCCAGCGGCACCCCAAGCCGCAGCCGGGGAAGCCGATGCCGCGACAGACAGAATGGCGACGGAGGCGGCTACTGCAGAGAAGCGGAACATGGGCAACCTTGAGGGTGGCGAAGGGGAATCGTCGGTCAATCTCATGCACCACTAAGGTGACGGTTTTGACCTTTTCTCTGAAGGACGCGCGTTCATACTATTTCCGGTCCAGCCTCGGCCCGTTGTGCCGTTCCTGCCGGATGATGATGGCCCGGCCCATGTGTTTGGGCTCCAGCGGCCAGCCGGACCCCTGGGCCTGCTGTTCGCCGCATGTGTCGCAGCGCGCCGCGCGGACGAACCGCTCGACCGGCCAGGGCTGAACCCGTCGGCCCAGCTGGCGCAGCCCCAGCGGCGTGATCAGGACGTCCCGGCCACAGGCCCGACACCACAGCCGCAGGGCCTGTGCCCCGCGGGTCATGTCCTCGATCGTGACCTGTCTCAGTTCGGGCAGGACCGCCGCCTCGGCCATCGGCCCCGGGTACTGGGGCGGCGGCCGGGTCCGGGCGGTCACGGGTGGGTGCCCGCCGGGTCCGGATAGTCCAGCGGGGTTAGGTCGGCCAAGGCCGGGATGCCCAGGCGTCGGGCCTGTAGACGGGCGGCAGCTTGGTCGATCGCCCCGGGATGTAGGGCCTCGATCTCTCGCAGGATGGCGCCGACCCCGGCGCGGCCGTCGGCACCATGCTCGAGGGCGGCGACGAGTGTCTGCAGCTGTAGCCTGCGGGCGGCGGGGGTCGGCTGAGGCGAACCCGGTTCGTCATTGGCAGCGATCAACATTTCCTCCTCCTCTTCATCCATGCCCCACGTCCGGGGCGGGATCGGCGCGCTGCAACGCGTCGATCTGCGGGCAGACCCCCGCACGACAGGACCGATCGGCCGCCCGGCCGGTCGCCGCCCCCGCTCACGCGAGCCGGGGACTCCTAACCGTGCAAAGGGTCTGCCCGCAATGAAAAGTTCTGGTTCTGTTCTCATCCCGCCCCAGTCCCCTGTGGGCGATTGCGACCCGCCCGCCGCGTGGATCGGGGGCAAGCGCCACCTGGCCCGCCGGATCTGCGCGGCCCTGGCCGCGACGCCCCACGCGGCCTATGCCGAGCCGTTCATCGGCATGGGTGGCGTCTTCCTGCGCCGACGGGTTCGCCCGCCGGTGGAGATCATCAACGACATTTCGGGTGAGATCGTCACCCTGTTCCGGGTCCTCCAGCGGTTCCCCGAGGCGCTGATGGGCGAACTGCGCTGGCGGCCGGCGATGCGGGCCGAGTTCGACCGGCTGAAGGAAACGCGCGGCTGCGACCTGCTGGATATCGAGCGTGCGGCACGGTTCCTGTATCTCCAGACCCTCGCCTTCGGCGGCAAGGTGGCGGGCCAGAACTTCGGCACGGCGACGGATCAGCCCCACAATTTCGACCTGCAGCGGATCGAGAAACGGGTGCGCCGGCTGCACGACCGGCTGGGCGGCGTCGTGATCGAGAACCTGGACTGGATCGACTTCATCGGCCGCTACGATCGGCCGGGGACGCTGTTCTATCTGGACCCGCCCTACTGGGGCAGCGAGGGCGATTATGGCGCAGGCCTGTTCAGCCGTGCCGACTTCCAGCGCATGGCGGACCGCCTCGAGGCGACCGAGGGCATGTTCCTGCTGTCGATCAATGACCGGCCCGAGATCCGCGAGATGTTTGCCTGGGCCGACATCGAGGGCGTGATGACGACCTATTCCCTCGCCGGCGGCGAACGCAGTGCGCCGGCGGCCGAGCTGCTGATCGGGCGAGGGGTTGAGCTGGCCCCGGCGGCAGCGCAGGCGCGGCTGCTGTGAGTGTCGTGGTACGGTGTTCGCTCGCTCGATTCGGAGGACCCATGGATATCGAGAAGCGTCACCACCTTTGGCTCCAGTACCGCATTCTCCACAATCTCGAACCCGGGCAGGGCTGGGACAAATCGGCCGAGGTCCTACAGAAGGGCTTCGAGGCCGAGTACGGCGATCTCACCGTCCACTTCTATGAGCCGGTTTCGACCGCTGACGCTGAGTTTCTCCATGCAGTCTTTTGTCGGCTCGAGGCCCTAAAAGACAGCATCGAAACGTTGAAGCTTGACGATGCCTCACTCATCCACCGTGCGCAGTTCATCGGCTTCGATTTCAACGTCCCATATGAGGCCCGGTTGGCCGGCTACGCTGAATATCTGTTCGACGACGGCCGCTGGGCATCTTTCCGGCCGGCGCACGGCATGAACTCCCATAGCCCTCGTGTTGAGCGTTATCGGGAAATGATCGAGCGGTTCGACGGCTGGGACGGAGGACGCGACTATCGCGACAATCCTCTCTCAGAAGAGGAGATCCGGAGAATACTCCAATAG